ATACAAGCGGAAAGACTTTCGAAGTTAGGTTGTACCGATAAAGAAATTTCAACTTATTTCAACGTAGCACTTTCTACTTTAAATAAATGGAAAGTTGAATTTTCGGAATTTTCGGAAGCTATAAAAAGGGGGCGACTTACTGCTGATGCAGAAGTGGCTCATAAGTTATTTGATCGAGCTGTCGGCGCCATTGTATTCAAACAGCAAGCGATCAAGCTCAAAGATACGATTTATGATAATGGAAAAAAAATCTCTGAAACAGAAAGGGTAGAGATCGTAGATTTATCTTTTGAGGAGCCACCAGACACAGCGGCATTAATATTTTGGTTAACTAATCGCCAACGCAGCAAATGGCGCAGAAATGGTGAGATGCCTAGTGACACAGATGAATTGCTGAAAAAAGCGCAGCTTTCTAAACTTGAGAAAGAGGCAGGTGGTGGAGAAAAAGCATCAAGCAACGTCATGCTCGTTCCAAATAGTGAAAATGTTGATGACTGGGAAGCAACTGCGACTAGGCAACAAACAAATCTTTTGAGCAAAAAATAATGGTTAATGTTGTGTGGAGTCCATTAAATGGATCACAGTCATTAGCCTTAAGTTGTCCATGTACAGAGATACTTTTCGAGGGTGAGCGCGGTGCATCAAAAACAGCTACTCAACTAGCCAAGTTTAGGCGATATGTTGGGATTGGCTATGGTAGTTTTTGGCGAGGGATCATCCTTGATATTGAATACAAGCATTTAGCTGACATCATTGCGCAGTCTAAGCGTTTCTTTTATGCATTCAAAGATGGCGCAAGGTTTTTATCTTCAGCAAGTGAACTGCGATGGGTGTGGCCTTCGGGTGAAGAATTACTTTTTCGTGTTGGTGCAGATGAAGAGGACTATTGGAAGTATCACGGACAGGAATATCCATTTATTGGCTTTAATGAGCTAACAAAACAACACTCATCAAAATTGTATGAGTCCATGTTTTCTTGTAATCGTTCTTCATTCAGGCCGGAAGATTTTCCGCTTGAAGATGGGTCACTTTTACCACCAATTCCCCTGATATTTTTCAGCACAACGAATCCTTTTGGTGTTGGTCATACGTGGGTAAAGAAACGGTTTATTGAGCCAGTTAAGCGCGGATCTGTGCTTCGTACAGTCCAGACTGTATTTAATCCTCAAACACAGCAAGAAGAAGAAATAACCATGACGAGAGTGGCCATTCACGGTTCGTGGCGTGAAAACAAATATTTGTCACCGCAATACATCGCAACACTCATGAACATTAAAGACCCAAACAAGCGTAAGGCTTGGCTAGAGGGTTCGTGGGATATTACTTCAGGTGGTCGATTTGATCATCTGTGGCGAGAAAGTACACACGTTATTAAGCCATTCAAGATACCGCAACGATGGAAGGTTGACCGATCGCACGACTGGGGAGAATCAAAGCCATTTGCAAATCTTTGGTGGGCTGAGTCTGATGGTTCAAGCGTTGAGATTAACGGTAAGTGGCTTACATATCCAAAAGGTACATTATTTTTAATTGCTGAGTGGTACGGCTGTGATGTTGATGAGCTGAACACTGGATTAAATATGTCATCTACAGATGTAGCTAAGGGTGTGAAGTGGATCGATAACGCATTAACTGGCGGGATTGCAGAAAAACCTGATTGTCTAAAGCGTGGTCAAGCAAATATTACAGTTGGACTTGTAAATTCTGTTGTTGCAGGTGTTGCTGACTCATCAATTTATAACACTGGCGATAATGAGCAATCTATTGCGACAAAGATGGAAAAACAGGGCGTTAAGTGGCTTTCAGCGAATAAGACCGCAGGTAGCCGTGTAAATGGCGCAGCTTTGTTCTGTGACATGCTTGAATCAGCATTGAAAGCAGAAGATAGCGAGTCAGGAATGCCAGAAGAACCTGCTTTTTATGTTTTTGAAAATGTTCGCGGTTGGATTAGTAGAGTTCCGATTCTGCCAAGAGATACTGTAAACATGGATGACGTTGATACCAAAGCGGAAGATCACGATTGGGATGCTACGCGCTATCGTGCTTTAGCAATTGCTAGAGGAACAGCCACCGTTACAACACTTAGGATTTAAACAGCAATGACCGTAAATACTCCATTAGACCCAAGCAAAGTAAGCACGCAAGTGTCAGCTATGCAGGGCTACTGGTCTGTCATTTCGCCATTGTTGGGTGGCACTAAGTCGATGCGTGAAGCAGGCACTGCTGTTTTGCCTCAGTTTCCTAAAGAGGATACGACAAGTTATGACATTCGCAAGAATCAGTCGACTCTTCTACCTGTTTTTAATGAAACTGTTAAGAATATGCTTGGGCGTGTATTTGCTGAGCCGATTCAGTTGGGCGATGACGTTCCAGAAGAAATTAAGGCACAAGCGGAAAACATAGATTTACAGGGTAATCGCATCGAGCAGTGGTGTGTTGACTGGTTCAAAATTGCGATGGAACGCGGGTTGTGTTCTGTGTTGATTGATTGTCCGCAAGCTAAGGATATTAAAACTAAAGCGGATGAAAAGAAGGCAGGCATTCGACCATACGCCATCATCATACAACCTACACAATGGCTAGGGTTTAAGTCGAAAAAAGTTAATGGAGTCGTTCAGCTCACACAATTCAGATATATGGAAAGTGTGGAAGAGGATAGCGGCGATTTTGATACTCAATTAGTCCAACAAGTGCGTGTTTTAGAGTGTGGGAAATGGACAACCTATCGTAAGAATGACAAGGGCGAGTGGTATCAGAATGATACGGGTATTACTAAATTAGCTTATATTCCTTTGGTTACTTTCTACACTAAGCGGACTGGGTTTATGACCGCAGTGCCGCCTCTCATGGATGTTGCGTATCTCAATATTAAACATTATCAAAGCCAGTCTGATCAAGATAATTTACTGCATGTCGCTCGTGTACCTATTTTGGCAACAATCGGAGCGGATGATACTAAGCAACTATCTATCGGTTCTAACTCTGTTTTAAGCCTGCCAATGGGTGGGGATGGCAAGTATATTGAGCATTCTGGAAAAGCCATTGAAGCAGGACGTGACAGTCTAAAAGACTTAGTTATGGACATGATCATGTCTGGTGCTAAGTTACTTCAGAAAGACCGACAAGCCAATAAAACTGTTAATCAAGTTGAAGAAGAAGTTGCCGAAAGCACTTCACCACTGCAAATGATGGCTGAAAACTTTGAAGATGCAATTGATCAGGTTTTACATATATTTTCAGATTGGCAAAACCTTGGCGAAGCTGGGCATACTGAAGTTCGCGGAAACTTTAGTGATGATGCACAGGGCGTAGACAAGGATTTCTTACTTGCAATGTGTATAGCTGGGTGTTTATCTAAACAGACTCTATTCAGTGAGATTCAACGACGCGGCATTATTTCGGACGAATACACTTGGGAAAAAGAGAAACCCAATCTGACGATACCTGATGCAAAGACAATCGTAGAAACCTGATTTATTTTGAAACTTAAGGGCTCCCATTCTGGGGGCTTTTTTATTGGCTGAAAGGCGGACGCTGGACAGTGAAACGAGGTGGAAGCCTCACAACTTACAAGGGTCGGATGACTTATGAAACTACTTTTAGATGCTGAAGGTCACGTAGTCGTACAAGACGGCAAGCCTGTTTATGTCCACGACGATGGTAAAGAAATTCCTTTTGATGCTGCGGCAACGGTTGCCAAGATTAGCCAGTTAAACGGCGAAGCTAAGACGCACCGCGAACGTGCAGAAAAAGCGGAATCTGGTCTGAAAGCATTTGATGGCATTGAAGATGCTGCGGCTGCGAAGAAAGCACTGGAAGTCGTTAAAAATCTTGATGACAAAAAGCTGGTGGATGCTGGCGAAGTTGAACGTATCAAAGCTGAAGCAATTAAGGCTGTTGAGGATAAGTATTCGCCAATATCAAAAAAGGCTGAATTACTCGAATCACAGTTAAATGAGCACCTTGTCGGCGGCGCTTTCACTAGCTCCGAATTTATTGCTAAGAACTTTGCAACTGAAGGGCAGGCAGCGATTGATATTGCTAAGGCTTTATTCGGACGTCAACTCAAAGTTGAAGACGGCAAAGTGGTTGGCTATGACCAAAGCGGTAATAAGCTATTTTCAAGAGTTAGACCTGGTGAATTAGCAGATCCAAATGAGGCTATTGAGCAACTGGTTAGCAGCTACGCACACAAAGACAGCATCTTAAAAGGTTCTGGAATGAGTGGTGGTGGTGCTCCTGGTGGCGGCGGGGGCGGTGGAAATTCTAAGAGCATCAGCAGAGCGCAATTTGATGGCATGAACCCTCAGGCCAAGGCAACATTTTTCAAAGATGGTGGGCAAGTCGCCCAGACTTAATTTATCAATCCAGCTTGTTAGCTGGTTTTTTTTGGAGTTTTAAAAAATGGCTGACAATATCCTAACTGGATTGTTTCCTACAATTTATCAATCACTAGAAATTGTATCGCGCGAACGTGTCGGTATGATTGCCGCTGTTGCACAAAATCATGAGGCAGCTACAGCATCTATGGATCAAACGATCCGCGTTCCTATCGCAGGTACTGTAGAGCTTGAGGACATCGTTCCATCTGTTGTTCCTTCAGATACTGGTGATACGACTATTACTTTCATTGACATGGTTCTTAATCATGCCAAAGAGGCGCCGATTAAATGGACTGGTGAGGAAACCAAAGGCTTGCAGAATGCGGGTACATATAATCCGATCATGGGTCTGCGAATCCAAGAAGGGCTCCGCACTCTAACCAATGCTATTGAGCTGAGTTTGTATCAAGAAGGACGTGCAAATGCATGTCGTGCTTATGGTACTGCTGGCACAATACCTTTTGGTATTGCGGGTGACCTTTCTGACATTGCTAATACACAGCAAATCCTTGATGACAATGGTGCGCCTACAACTGATACTCATCTAGTGTTTGGTTCTGGCACGGCCGCTAAATTGCGCGGTAAGCAAAACGTGCTGTTTAAGGTAAA